ATATTATAATACCAGAGAGAAGATAACACATAGTCAAGTAAGGTATTAGTATGTTAATTATTTTCTTATATTATTTATAGAAAGGAGGTGCAATTGATGTTATTAGCGGATTTTATATCTAATGTACCTTTATGTACTGTCATTAATATAGAATGTGATGGAGAGATTATAGATAGTTTTACTGCCGAAGATTTTTTTATACGCAAAAAAAACAAATACACTCGTAATTATCGTGGTGTCAAATCTATTGATATTAACGGCAAATATAATCTTACAGCACATATAATGCCGGAAGAACAATTCGGTGTTAAGAAAGAATTAATTTGCTATAAAGACGGCTCTTATACGCTCGATAATAAACCATTTACTAATATTGATGAATTAATTGGTTATTTAATCAAATGTAACTATTAACAAATACTATTCATTCTACAAAAATAATATCACAAAAAAAAAAAAAGGTTATTTTATAACCTTTTTTTTGTAGGAGTATCTATGAATTATGATAATGAATTTAGTAGAGATGTAAAGAGAGTTAACGCATATTTAGCTCGTTTATATAAACAAATTGGTACTAACAATCCCGGCTGGGCGGCTTCGGCACTTTTAAATAAATTATCTAAAGGAAATTTAGATTTAATAACTGACAAAGGGTTTGTTAAATACAATAAAGGATTATCTGATATAGAAAAAAAAGCTATTAGAAAAGCTAGTAAGAGTTTTTTAGATAGTAAAACAAAAACAGTAAAAGGTGTGAAAGAAGCACAGGAAAACATAAAAAGAAAGTTGGAAATCGGTATTAATATTAGTTCTAAAGAAGCCAGTGATTTATATGATTTTTTTGAAAAAAAAGATTATGATAGTGAGCTTATCTATGAATTATATAAAATTGCTTCTTATGTTAAGCGTAACAATGATACTTTAGATACCTATATAGAACGAGCTAAAGAATATATAGAAATTGGTAATGACACTAATATTATTAAGTTATTATCTGAAATATGGGGTAATAGCTAATGAGATATTATACTGAATATGATAGTGCGTATGATAAAGACGAAAATACAATATATACATTCGATATTGAAACAAGTTCTATATTGTTTCTTAATGGAGAAGTTATTAGCAGTGATAAATATGAGGATTTGACTGATAGTGATAAAGACGAATGTATTAAAATAGGATTTATGTATATTTGGATGTTAGGATTAAATGAACACGTTTTCTATGGTAGAACGTGGGAAGAATTAAGTATTTTTTTTGGGATGCTTAATAAACGGACAAAACATATATTTGTACATAATGTATCGTTCGAATTTCAATTTTTAAGTGGGCATTTTAAGTTGAATAATGTTTTTGCTAGAAAAGAACGAAAGGTTATTAAATGTGAATTAGAAGAATATAATATAATCTTTCGTTGCACTTATTATATGACAAATGTTGCTTTAAGTAAACTAACAGATGTTTATAACCTACCCGTAAGTAAGAAAATAGGTGATTTAGATTATGCCTTAGTTAGACATAGTAAGACAACTTTATCTTCTAAAGAGCTATCTTATTGTGAATATGATTGTTTAGTTATATATTATTATATTAAGCAAGAGTTATCTTCATATAAAAAATTTGACAAAATTCCTAATACATTAACAGGGCGTGTTAGAAAAGAGTTACAAGCTAGAGTTCTAAAAGATTATAATTATAGGTCTAAGGTACGAAAAAGTATTAATACAGACCCACATATATATAATTTACTAATAGATTGCTTTGCTGGTGGGTACACACACGCTAATTGGATATATGTAGATGAAGTTATTAAAAATGTTACTAGCTGGGATTTTACTTCGTCTTATCCTTATGTAATGCTAGTTGAGAAATACCCAAGTACAGAATTTAAAAAATGCAATGTTAGTAATATAAAAAGTATTTTATTTGATGACTTTGCATATATTATTAATATAGAATTTAAGAATATTAAAAGTAATTATTTTAATAATATTATTTCTAAATCTAAAGCTTATTATATAGAAAATGGTGTATATGACAATGGTAAAATCGTAAGTGCAACTACACTAAAAATAGTAATAAATGAGATAGATTTAAAAATTATACAGGAATTTTATACATTTGATAATTATAATATATTAGAGATTTATTACGCTAACAAATCTTACTTACCTTATAAGTTGTTAGATTTTATTCTGGATAAATACTATAACAAAACAACTTATAAGAATGTAGCTGGTAAAGAATATTTATACAGCATAGAAAAAAGTAAATTTAATTCTTTATATGGAATGTGTGTAACAAACACAATAAAAGACGAATGTGTATTTAATGAATATGAGAAATGGACAACAAAAAAATTAAACAATACTGATATATTGGATAAATTAAACGCAGAGTATAATAAAGGTTTTTTAAGCTTTGCATATGGTGTTTGGGTAACTTCTTACGCTAGATATAATCTTCTATCTAATGTTAAATTGCTAGATGAATATGTAATATATTGTGACACTGATAGTATAAAACTTGCTGAAGGGTACAATATAAATGTTATACATAATTATAATAAATCCGTAGATGATAAAATATTCCGAGTAGCTAAATTTTATGACATTGACATTAAACGTTTTACACCAGTTGATTGTGATGGAATACCCCATAAAATTGGATTATTTGATAACGATGGGGAATATTTATATTTTAAGACTTTAGGAGCAAAAAAATATAGCTACATAGACAATGCTAAGAAAGAACTGCACATAACAGTGGCAGGTGTTCCCAAAAAAGGGGTGGCCGCATTAAAAAATGATATTAATAATTTTAATGATAATTTATTTTTTAATGCTAGTGATACTGGTAAAAAACAAATTTTTTATAATGACGAACAACCTACTATTAAAGTTGTTGACTATTTAGGTAATGTTGACATTATCAATGAAAAAAAAGGTATTTGCTTAATGCCGTGTTCTTACACATTGTCTAAAAGTTTAGTATATGCTACTAAGCTAAGTGATATAAGTGATGTTCGAAAAAAATATGAGGAGAATTAATATATGGCTAATGATACAGTACATTATAATATAGATAATATTCTAAAAAAAAATACACTTTTTAATTTAATATTTGGAGAAAAAAGCGGCGGCAAATCTTATCAAGCGAAAACTAAATTACTAATTAAAAATTATTTAGTAACTGGTAAACGCTTTATACTGCTAAGAAGATGGAGAGATGAAATAAAAAATCTAAATATCGAGAAATATTTTAGCGATATAGATATACAATCTTTTACTGGCGGAAAATATGATAGTATTTCTTGCTATCGTGGAGAGATATTTTTTTCTAAATATGACACTGAAAAATGTAAGTGCATACGTTGTGAAAAAATAGGTTATGCGATAGCGTTATCACAGGAACAGAATTATAGCTCCGTGAGCTTCTTAGACGTTAATGTAATTCTGTTTGAGGAATTTATGTCCAGAACAAATTATTTATCTAATGAGTGTGAAAAGTTAATGATTTTCTACGATACTGTAGATAGAAAACGAGGTGCTTGTAAATTATGGTTATTAGGAAATACAATTTCCAGAGCTTGCCCTTATATAACAAAATGGTCTTTATTAAATACTATTAATAATATGACAAAGGGTTCTATTGTCGAAGTTCCTATTAATAATAATTTAACGCTATCTATAGAATACTGTATGCCTACGGGACAAAAAACATACGCTTTGGGAGATAGTCTTTCTATGATTGGAGGTGGTGATTGGCTTTCTAACCCACAACCTACACTGTCTTTTAGTTATAAGAATGTCTATATAAAAAAAATACTAACAATTGTCATAGAAATGAAAACATTTAAGTTTTTAGCGCGTTTATTTTATAATAAACTTAATAAGATTTTCTTCTGGCTAATAGTACCTAAAAGAAATAAAATAAAAAAAAATACTATTGTTGTAACGGATACAGTCAGTTACGGAAATAGATTTTTATACACTAATATTTATAATATAAATATTAATGACAAAATACTAAACTTAATAAATGCAACTTTTATAGAAAAAAATATTTTTTACAGCGACGATATAACAGGAACTGAATTTAAAAATGTTATAAATTTTCAAATAAGGAGATAATTATATATGAGAAATAGTGTATTAATATTAGCTAAAAATATTAAATTAGACAGAGAACATAAAAATGTCCTTAGGTATGGACAAACTGAAATGTTAGAATTATTACAGAGTACAGAACATTATGTAACAAGTTCTAACAATTTTTCTTTTATACGAAATATTAATAAAATTAGAACAAATTTTAATTACAATGTTTGTTTAAGTTCTAATTATGTAGCATTTTCTAATCCAGATTATGCGGATATGTATTTTTTTGCGTGGATAGATAAAGTTAATTATATTTCTAACGCTTGTACCGAAATAGAAGTAACTATAGACACATTTACAACGTGGTGGAATTTTATTACATTACAAAAATGCTACGTTATAAGAGAGCACCCTGTTAATGATGAATTTGGTGCTAATAATTTGCCTGAGAGCATAGGTGTAGATGATTATATTGCACAAAGTAGTTACACGTTATCCGCAAAAGCTAATAAAATTTGCTTCCTTTTTTCCGAAGCACGCAAATCTGACAGCTCTGTAGAAAATCCACATTATGTAAGTCCGTGGGAAGCTTATAACGAAATTGGCGGTATACCTTTTATAAAAGGTATACCAGTAACGTTGTGGAGAGTTACCGCAAGCGTTACTGATGTGGGAGTACTAATGCGATATTTTAATGATTATGTCGTAGAGGGTAAAGCTAATGATTTAGTAGGAGTATTTTTTTATAATGATGATAAAGATAATGAAATAGAAATAAGTAGACCTGCTCAAATAGGCAGTTATACACCTAAATACTCTAAAACTCTACAATACCCTTATGTTAAAATATCCTTTAGTAATAACGCTGGCTCTTACAACGAATTAAAATTCGAAAATTTTAATAATAATACAGCAGTTTTTAAAAAAGTGAGTATTAATAATTATAAAGGACAGTGCATATGCTATCCGTCTGGTTACAAGAATATAGAAGTAAATACAGACTGCGGACTAATAATAGATAATTACCCAACTATTCCAATGACCGTTGATAGCTTTGCAACTTATCTTGCACAAAATTCTACAACAGTAGCACTTAATTCTTTTGCAAGTATAGCTGGAACAATGACAAGCGTTGCGACTGGTAATCCTATAAGTGCCATTGCTGGTGCAGGTGGTCTGATAAATTCTTTAGGAAATTTATTATCCGCAAAATCTAAACCAGATAGTGTTGTAGGAGCTTCTAGCGGAAATTTAATTAATATGGCATTAGATAAATTTAATTATTTAATTGAAATAGACACTTGCAAAGAAGATGTTGCTAAAATGGTAGACGATTATTTCGATTATTACGGATATTTAGTTAATACTATAAAGACACCTAATATAGATAGTCAAGGGCATAATTATGTACAAATTGGAAATAATTCTGTAGCAGTATACGGAGAAAATGTACCCGACAATGCTTTAGTAGAAATTAATAATTGTTTTACTAGAGGATTAACTTTTTGGAACAATCACGATAATATCGGAAAATATTAAAAAAAAAGAGCTAGATAACTAGCTCTTTTTTTTATTAAAATGCAAATGCACTTGTAACATAATCGAACTTAAAATTTACATTAATTATCTTTTTATTATTCCAACCGCTAGTATTAACTAAGTTATAAGATACACTAAATGCGGAATTTTCTATTTTTCCTAAGCACATTTCCTTATAATAGTTTCCGTCACTGTCTTGCAATGTTGCTGTAATAGGAAATAAAATATATGGATTGCTAATAAAATCGCAATTAAAATCACCAAATTTTATATAATTATCATTGATAGTTTGTATATTAGTATTTTCGCAGTTGATTTCCATTCTTACAGTTCGATTATTATTTTCTGTAAACCAAAAACCTGTAGCTTTAGCGACACCGCCCACTGTAGATATTAAATAATCTGTATTTTCAAAGAAAGTATCGCCGTAACTTGACATATTAACAGTATTAGAAAGTAAAGCACTTTTTAAATAGCACCTTAAAAAATATTGACCATCTGCGTTAGGATGATAGCCGTCATTGTCGAATAATCGTCTGAGACAAAGTATATTTTCTGTGCCATTAGCACCTATACACTTATCCACGTTATTTGCACCATACTTATATATACTCATAGCGTTAAAAAAATCTAAGCTTCTATATTTAATAGAATTACCAACAAAGGCTACTACTATTTTAACATCATTAAACAAATTCTTAATAGAGTTAAGAACGTAAGTAATGTCAGAGTATAGTGTAGTTTTTCCAACATCATTGTACCCACCTACAATAAAAATTGTGGTAGGATATGTAGTATCTATATTATTAATATTGCTTTGTAATAAAGTAAAAAAATTAAATCCCAAACCTGTAGCGAAACCAATGCCATTAGAAGCAAAAATTTTTACATTATTAAAGTAACTAGCAATATCATTTTTAAAGTCTTCTGTCCAAGGTGTAATATGTCCGCCTGTAGAGTTGTCACCTGTTGTATAACTATCGCCTAAAATAATTAAATTTCTGTTATTCATTTTCATTAATTTTTCAATCAAATCTCGACCTTCTTTATCTTTTATTAATAAGTTTTTGTTTTCATATTCTAATACACTAACATAGCTCATTTTTACACCTCTTTTTTATTTATTGTAATGGTTTCGGTATCACTTGTGTAAGTAATTACTAAAAGCTCTTTATTAATATTTACTATATTTTCTCTTGCGGCACTATCTTTTATATTAATTTCCTGCCCATTTAAGCTAAACTTAGATACATCCATATTATTTCACCTTTCCTATTATCATTGTGTCGTTTTTATAAGTGTGCAAACAACTTGCAGATGTTAATAATGTAGAATTCTTTATAATAAGTTTTTCCTCAGGTTCTACATAATTAGTATCTAGCATAAATTTGTTAATATTACTTTCTAACCAGTTTTTTATATAATTATCAGCTTCGCTTTTTATTTCAGTGATTTTTGCTGAATTTTCCTTAGCTAAAGCGCAAACTTGACTTAAAAGTTGGTAGTATGTTATACTATCGAAATCATTTTCTATAAAAGGAAAATTAAACATATAATATCACCCCCTTTATACAAGACCATAGAATAAGCAATCTAAATCTTTATATAGCAATGCAAAAACACTTAAATATTCCTGCTGTATCTTAATAACGCTATCTAACTTATTAGATGTGTTTACAGCATTTTCTGTATTAGTATTAGTTTTATTATAATAACTATCTTTATTATTAGAATAATTTCTACTATTATTAGAAAGTGTTAAATTACTATTATTTAAAGTTGCGTTTTGCGTTGTTTTAGTGTTGTTATTTACATTTGTTGTATTAGTATTTTCGTTTATAACTTCTTCATATTCTGTTAAGTAACTGCCGTCTTTAATATCTGTAATTAAATTCTGCGGTGTGTCAGAAAATTTTCTAGTATTTGTAGTATTATTATTATTAGTTTCATTTCTAATATCATTATTCTCTGTATTTGCTAATGTCTCTTGTGCTCCTTTAACACTAGAGTTTAAATTTTCATTAGTAAAATTTTTTTCAGCACTATTGTCTTCGTAATGTTCATTGGATGTGTACCGTCGCTCTGTTGTGCCATTATCAAAAATATTAAAATAAATATTATTAAATAATAAATTATATTTAGGTAATACTTCTAATAATTTACTTTCTAACATAATCTTAAATAACTCAGCCGTCTGAAAGTTAATTCTCCGAGTTAAATAATGGTTTAGTAGCATTTTCTCAAAAGTTTCTTTATCAATGTTCTGTAAATCATACTCAAAATTAAAAAAATATTTTCTTCCAAATTTCCACAAATCATTTGTACGAGTGCCATTGGGTGCAATACTTTTCATTAAACTAAATAAAGTAGGTGGTTCATCAATGTAAGAAAAATAATCAATACCGCAATTATATAACATATATATTACTCCTTCTCTAAATCAGCATACTCAAAACTTATGTGTATATTATCAAATTTTTGTTTTAATTCAGCAACCCATAGTTCTCTTGTTACTAGATAGCTCTCTCTAGTTAGTAATGCACCGCCTTGACTGTATCGAATTTCATCTGTCAACAATCTTTCTTTTTTTGTACTTGTTATAGAATTCATACCTATTAATCTCAAGAACTCCGCCCATAATCTATCATAGTAATCATATATTTTATCAGATACATAAGGGGAGGGTGCTAAAATAGTTGTAATATCGTCAATAGCGAAATCGTCATATGTTAATACTAGGTTTTCGTATGTATCCACATCATTTATTACATTTTTAACAGTTTGTACATTCTCTGTCGAAGTTTTAAAGAAGCGAGGAGTTTTTTGCTGTGAAATATTTATATCCATAGTCCTAGAAGCAATAGACATTCTTTGTGCAAATATTTCTATGTCGGGAGCTATACTAATCTTAGATGTATTATCCCATAATATAACATACTCGTTTTTTCGCAAGATACGAGAAACATATCCGTTTGCACTATAACACTGTATAGTAGTAGGATTATTATAGCAATCCAATTTTCCAACTAATGTGTAAGGTAACATTAAAAAACCCAGAACATCATCTATAAAACAAGCTATAGAACCATTAGTTACTAAGATTTTATTAACATATGTTATATCAACAGTAGTAGGAATACCATAATATCGTATTCTATTCTCTGCTATAAGATACATCTGTCGTCTAATACTCGCTAAAGTGGTTAGGTTTGTCAATTGGGAATTCAATTTTTTTAGTTTTCGGTTCATATTATATATCTCCTTTTTAATCAAGGGGGTGTGAACCCCCTTATAATTAAACGACTGTAACAGATGCCGTTGCAGATTTAGTGGTGTCATACACAGATGTCGCCTGTATTACTATCTGCGGAGCTTCTCCCTCACTTGTGTTATAGTCAGTACTTATTTTTAAAGTTCCGTCCGCCGTAATAATAGCTTTGCCATTCTGTCCGCCTTTTATAATAGACCAAACTACAGCCTTATTGCAAAATCCAGTAGTTTCGACAACTGCGTTAAACTTATTAGATAAGCCAGCCGCAAGTGTTATTGTAGTCGGAGATACTGTTATAGTTGTAACACCTACTGGTACACCCGCGGTAAAAACAGCACAATTTTCGAATGGAGATGTGGACTTAATTCCCCAAGTATGTAAAAAATGATTATTTCGAAGTGTCACAGGATTATAAAACTCTGTCATTTTATATCCACTACTAGCGTCTAAGGAATAGTTATAATTCATAAACCATTCTCTAGATATTATCACAGCAGGTATATTTTTTAAAGATATTAATTCATCAGTAGTAAACGGTGTGTAATCTTTATCTAATAACATTTTAAGTCTTTCGCTGTCGTGGCTACCAAAATCATCACACAATACAGCTCTTGCCTTTAGGTCTGCTTCATCTCTAAAGAATGATGTTGCGAGCACTTCTGTACTCATATCAGACTCAAATTCAGTGTTTAATAAAAAAATCTGGTCATTGAAATTTGTTGCCCTGCGGACACCAGCAGGGTTAAAATTAGGACTTCTAAACGTCATTTTATTGCTAATATTTTTCATAAAAGCCACACGCTCTCTAGCTGTTTTTGTATCATAATTTTCTATTTCAAATGCCGGTACTGTACCGTCGAGAATTCTTCTACACAACATATACTTATTAATTATATAATCGTCATACGTTTTACTTTCGTACAACATAGAAATGCTATTTTCTACATAATCAAAGAGTGCTCCCTCTGTATCAAACGCCATAGCTAATTGTTCGTCAGACGTAGAAACCTCATAAAATTTCTGATAATTAATGCTATGTATATAATTAAGTACATTAGGAACTGCATTTTCTAAAAATCTAGTAGTATTATCTAAATTTTCGTTGTAATCATAAACATTACAAAGGTCGTTTATCAACTCTCTTACACTCTGTCCTCTTGTTAATGTACCCCTTTCGGCAAAATCCCACGGATTATCCCAGTAATTACGCTTAATCAACGTTAAGCCTATTAAATTAACAGTATTTATAAAAGCGTTTCTGTAACGCTCGTTATCAGATATTAACTTGCCATAAGGTTTTATAGATTGCCCCTGTATTGGTAAATCTAATTCAGCTGAAAGAACTGGATTAGAATTAATAATATAACTAAGTAATTCAGTATCATTAGCAATTTTTAATTTATCTTTTTTAATAGTCATATATTATATCTCCTTTATATCAACGATTACACTATCGTCATCAACATCTCTATCTGTATCATCAACATCTTCTATTTCTTCACTATTCAAAAAACGATTTTTATAACGCTCCCGCATTTCTATATACTTCTCTTTATAGTATACATCTTCACTTTCGTTATTCTTAAAACTATCTTCTAAATCTTCTAAAAGCGTAACCTTTATATCTTCGTCAATGTCGTAATCATTAACTTTTTTCTTAAATTCTTCTAATGTTAGCTTCATTACTCTTAACTCCTTTCATTAACAATATCCTGCGCAATATTATAGTCCTCTTCGGTGTACCCCTCTGCAATAAATGCCGCTATACGGGTATCTCTACCATTGCCAAAATCGCCATCTTCTATTCTATCAGCAAGTGCACTATAATCAACATTATTAGCATTTCTATTATTCACAATGTCCTGTGCGATATAATAATCCTCTTCGGTGTAGCCCTCTGCGATAAATGCCGCTATACGAGTATATCTACCATTGCCAAAATCACCAGCTTCTATTCTGTCGGCAAGTATATTATAGTCTACTGTAGTAGTTGTATTATCACTATCTTCACTACATAAGAACTCATTAAAATAATAATTGTCCACATCATACAGTCTATTTATTTCTATAATATCCACTATTTTTACACTATAATTGGGGTCTGTAGCATAACCACATCTATAAAGTGCTAAAGACTGCTCCAAATATGTGTCAGCATTTCTCACATCTGTGTATCTTGCTGCGTTAAGTAAGTTAAAATATCCCTCAATTGCTTTTGCAATATCTTCATATACAACGAAGCTGTCAGTTACTATTTTTTTAATTCCGTCTATATACTCTGTTGTAACTAAACTAACTCCGTCTCCTTTAATTCCAAATAAAGTTTTTGCTTCTAAATTCCAGCCACTTTCTAAAGCCGCCTGTGCTATTATAACAGACGGAAGAATTTTATTATCTAAGCACTGTTTTTTCGCTGTCAATACATATGGCATTATGCCATTAATAAAATTATCTTTCTTTGAATTTCCAGTATTAATATTAAGCATTATCGTTTTTCCTTTCTAATATATCAAGTTTATTTTTTACAATAGCTGGCACTTTTACACCACAACAAGCAACATTCTCTAAAATACTTAAAGAATTTTCTATACAAAAATATACAATAACATAATTATATAAAAAACCTTTTAAAGATAATGTTGTGTCTATGTAATAAGCTACAAGAATAACAAAAAAATAACAAATTTTAGTAAATACACCTTTTGTCATAGCTTTAGAGCTTAACAGACCATTTTTACTTTTATCACTATTACCGTACA